CTCTTCATTAGATCATAATCATATTGAGATAGATCATCTCTTCTAGCAATACCTGTAAGCCCTACTCCACATAATCTAAGGAACTCATTATTTAAGTGCCATGACTCCTGTAGAATACCATCATCTAAATTTACACATGTTTGTCTATAGTTTGCTCTAGCTGCTAACTCTAATGCTCTATTAAGTCCTGCAGTATCTCCTCTAAATTTACCTATATCTACCTCAGTAAGATTACAGAATGATTTATTACCTAGTAAGATCTCTACACATGGATTAGATCCTTTAAACCATGGAGCTCTTTTTAGTGCAGTTTCAGCATTAATAAATCCAGGCTCACTACCACCTGCCTCAGCCATAATATCAAAGATCTCAGCTAGTTGATCCTCACTAGGTTTAGAGTGAAATACTAAAGAGTTATTACTCTGAGTTCTATGAGCATTATCATGTACCCACCAATCTTTTTTAGCTACTGAGAACTCTCTCCACTCAGGCTCTCCATATTCAAACATAGCTATCTCTGCTGATCTTCTACTAGATAGTACAGTACCAAGATGATTAACTACATCTAGTATATCAATTCTACTTAATAGCTGCCCTGCTTTTTGTGATAAAATTCTAGCAATAGCTGTATAAGCTTTAGATATAGCAGCATCTCCTGAGCTGATCCACCCATAACCTTTTAATCTAATACCTGAAGGTCTTATCTGAGAGAAGTCAAGTACTAACTTATCTGCATTATATTTACCTGCTAGTAACTTACCAATAGATTTAGCCCATGCCTCAGCACTATCTCCTATTGAAATAGTCCATACACCATCTGCAAAAGTTTCTAAGTTAGTCTCTCTACCCTTCTCATAACTACCATCATCAGCTACTACTCTAGCGGATTTGATAACCTGTATATCTTCAATAGGTTTAAAAAATCCATTTAGTGTACCTACTACAGGTCTAAATCCTACTCCACATCCTTGAAGTAATAACCATAGTGCATCTACTACATCATAAACAGTCTCTATATTTGTAAAGCTGCAATTAAACTGAGAGCTCTCTCTTCTCTTAGCTATATCAGTACCACCTAGCCATAAAGTCCTACCACTAGATAATACTTTTCTCTCTAGCATAACTGATCTTAACTCTTCTAGCTCTAAGTTCTCAGCCTCATTTAACTCTGCTCCTTTAGCTCTCTCCCATAACCAAGCCTGATGATCTATAACTCTTTGTATCGTTTGATCCCATGTTTCAAAAACACCATTTTCATCAGGTCGGCTATAAGTTCTTTTATATACTATTTCTGCTCTACTCATTGTAATATCCTTTTTACTTCATCTGCTGATATAACTACTGCAGCTATACCACCTGATGAGTTTATTTGTTTTATGTTTCTTTTTTGTAGGGGCTTAGTCTCATTTTGTCTAGCTCCCTCATCTCTTTTTACTTCTAGTGCTACAAATTTACCATCATAACATGCTAGAATATCAGGCACTCCACTCTTATTACATTGGATAGTTTTAACAGTCCATGCTCCTATAGAGTGTAGATAATCTATAATATCTTTTTGTACTTTAGACTCTTTCATTAGTCTAGCTCATCCATTAGATCTTTAATTTTTGTAATAGTTTTTTCATACATATTAGCAGTATTAATATGATCCTGCATCTCTTCCTGTAATTCTTCTACTACACCTGCATCTGCTGCTATCTCATTTATCTCATCTTCAGTAAGCTCTAAAGTTTTACCACTTGTTAGATGTAAAGTATAAATACCTCCACCCTCATACTGCTTAGTCATTGTTATTCTCCTTGTACCATCTAGCAGTAAAGCTCTCTTTATTACTTACTGCATTATAAACATATTGATCAATACCACTTATTAAAAAGTGTATGATAACCTCTTCTTTTCTTGTAACAAAATTCAACTGTCTACCTATAACCTGCTGATATGTAGATGCAGGAAAACCCATACTATAAATAACCATATTTTTAAAATGGCTATAGTCTACACCATCTGAATTTTTAGTAATAGATCCTACATTAGGAAAAATACTAGCTAAATATTCCTGCTCAGGTATATAGAAGGCTAATATTATAGTCTCTTTTGGATCAAAATTATCTTTTATATACTGAACTTTGTTACTCTCTATCTTAAAAACTTTACTCTCTTCATTATCATTTACTGCCTTTACATATCCTCCTGCTACTTGATGTAATTTTTGAATATACTTACTAGGTGTATCACATACTATAGCATACTCATCATCCATCTCAAATAACTTATCCTCTTCTATTCTTTTATAAATCTCTTCCTGCTGCTCTGTTAATGGTATCTTATGTAGCTTATCAGTAGGCTCAAACTTATGCCCTGCCTCAGCTCTAGTCATAGATACTATTAAGTGCTCTATATCTCTCAGGGTCTTATCCTCTTTTACTCTATCCCATTGATTAACTAGCATACCACCTGCTATCTTGATCTGATATGGTATTCCATAATGCTGATGCCACTCAGTATATCTCTTATAATCCTTCCATGGGCTATCTGTACTAAGAGCTAACATATTAAATAACATAGCATAGCTCTCAGGAGTAGGTGTACCTGAGCTAAATATAATATAATCTGCAGCTAAAGTAATTCTAGCTACATCCTTCCATATCTGAGATCTCTTAGGATACCCTGTTATATATCTATGACACTCATCTAAGATCACTACCTTATAAGGTCTATCTAGTTTCTTAGCCTGATGGTAGTTAGTAACTTCTATATCAGAAGAAAACTTTTTTACACCTGGTATAGCATCCTTTTTAGTAATAACTGCTACCTCAAAATCCTCAGCTAGTAACTGAGAGGCTAGTAAAAATGCAGCAGTCTTACCACTTCTAACCTCTCCTGCAAATAAGCATAAGCCATATAGTCTAAGTTTTCTAATAATAGATTTAGACTTAGTTACTTGATGAGGTAGTGCTGCTAACATCTTCTATTATCTTCTCTATGTAGTGTATAGATTTTTTAAGATCCTCTACTCCATTTTTTTCTTTATATCTTATTAGATATTTAAGTGCATTACCTTCATAAAAATTTAGATCTAGTGCATCTATAATATCCCAGGGCTGTAACTTCTTATCTTTATAATGATTACCCCCTACTTGTTTATCAGTAGCTTTAGGCTGAGCCTCATCATTGTAGCATGTACACTCTACTAAAAACTTATTACATTGATTACAAATATTTTCCATATCTTACCCCTTATACTCAAATAATTTTATCCCTCTTCTAGGGTGAAACTGATCTAAACCTACTAATCTTCTAGTAAGTATTGCATCCTCTTTAGTATAACCTTTATCAATATAAATCTGAATTACATCAGCAAAAGTACCACCCTCAGGTAATAGTTTATTTTTCATACCTACACCTTTGATACCTGGTATATCATCTGAGCTATCTCCTGCTAAAGTTTGCATAAGTACAAACCTATCAGCCTCAGCTTTAGTATTTTGTATAACTTTTTGATGAGCTGAGTGATAATAGTAAGCTGCAGGAACTGAATAAACTACATCTTTATCTCCACTAGCTACAGGATGCCCTTTACTAGCCCAATAATAAACATAATCATCAGCCTCAATACCTTCAGGTACGATACCTAGATTTTTCTTAGCATACTTTTTTAATCTTTTTAGTATGTTACTTTGTGGTTTATGTAGTCTACTTTTTTTATACTCAGGGAAAATATCATATCTAAAGTTAGTAGATGGTGTAAATACTAGCTCATAATCTGTAAATCTAGGTAGCTCATTTCTAAAAGATGCTAACTCACATGCTAGAACTGTATCAGCTACTAGATCATCCAGGTGCTGCTTATAATCTTTAAAGGGTATTCTTACTTTAGATCCTACAAATGATCCACCCTCAATAGCTTTACCATCTTTAAATGCTGCAGCATAAGCTGTATAATATAGTAAACTATCTGCATCTATTCTAAGTATCTTATCACTAGGTCTAAGTGTTCTCATCTGAATAAGTGAGACTCTTCTCATCTCCTCATCTGCTGCATCCCATCCATCTAGTAATGCTTTAATTCTCTCTCCTACTTCTTGTGGGTTTATCATCTTACTCCTCCTCTTGCATATAAATCTGATCGCTCTCTCTCAATAGATCGCATAAGTGTATCTTTAATATCATCAGCCTCTTTTAAAAGCTCTCTTTGAATAGCATTAGATGCCTCTAGTACTGTTACTTTTTTTCTAAGCTTTGTATTTTCTTCTCTCTCTAGCTGCCATAATAATTTATAATTCATTACTTATTTACCTCATAAAAAGCTTTAGCAAAACCCTGGCTACACATAGATCTTATATCAGCATCACATTTTATATGCTCCCTTGCAAACTCAAACTCAGGTATTAAGTTTATAGCAGACTTGTGAAGATATACTAAGGCAGGTTTTTTTCTACCTCCTCTAATGTATAACTTATCATTTTTAGGTACATCATCCCATTTAGTATATAATGGTTTAGGCATATTAAAATTACCCCATAGAGCAGTATGCTTAGTCCATGGGCTACCATATTCCCAAGGTTGATAAGTAGCAAAAGGTTTACCTATGTGTTCTTTTAGTCTACCTCTTGCAGGGTTTTCAAGTACCCAAAACTTAGGGCTACACTCTTTGATAATTCTCATGCAATGATTAACTAACTGCATACCCTTATCAATATCTCCCACATGAGTAAAGCATTTAGCTGTACTAAATTCAGTACAAGGTGGATTAGCTATAACACCATGTACTTTTTTAGGTGGTGTATAGTTTTCTACCCCTATCTCTTGTCCTACCTTAATTACTTCATACTCATCATCTAACTGATAGTATCTACTATCACTACCTAGATCGGCACATAGATGAAGTATTATTTTTTTATTTTGTCTTATGGCGTTTCTAGCTGCTCTTTTTAAACTACTCATTATTTAAACTCCTTAATATAAAACTCTGAAGCATCATACTTATGACTAGCTCCTACTTCTACTCCCATAGGTAGATCTTGATAGTGGAATAGATCAGACTTACTAACCTCTCTCCATCCATACTGCATAGACTCATTAACTGCTATAGCCCAATCCTCTACATGCTCTTTTTTCACATCTCCTACAATACTATCATGTACCATATTTATTACCATGTTATCTTTTAGTAATGCTTTATTATTTTGTAAAAAGTGATGTATTGATAACTTAGTAGCCTCAGCAATAGATCCCTGTACAGGAATATTTAACATCTCTGTATATCTTCTATTACCTGCTACTCTACCTAATGCAGTCTCTACAGTAAAGGTAGATCTTCTAACATTTTTACCAATATACTGATGATACTTTTTTATACCTGGATGAGTTCTATAGTAGAAGTCTTTAGCCTCTTGAGCCTCATCTAATGTAAACTTTACACCATAAGTATAGTAAGCATAATCTCTAAATAGTTCTACACCCATACCAAACAGTAGCCCAAAGTTTACAGCTTTTGCAGCCTGTCTCTCAGCTTTTGTTACCTCTTCATAAGTAGTCTTAGCTAATCCTACAGCAGTAGCTTTATGAATATCCATACCCTCTAAGATCCACTCTCTCATACTAGGTACTTCCATAATAGAACATCCTGCAATAAGCTCAGCAGTAGAATAATCTGCATTAACTAGTACTCTATCTGATCCCTCAGGATAACCAAAGATATATTTTAGATCTCTATTGATGTTCTGGATGTTAGTAAATCCATCTCTATCTCCACCTGTAGAAGTAAATCTACCTGTAATAGCTCCTGCAGCATTAAAAAAAGTCTTAACTCTATCATGCCCTTTATACTTTTTGTTTAGATCCTGCAGTCTAGTTCTATATTTTCTAGCACCTAGTACATACTTAGCTCTATCATCTCCATTAAGCTCTAAACCTTTAAGAGTTTGCTCATTAGCATTTTCAGTACCTAACCACTCTTTTAATTTAGGGCTTTTTACATTAGTACCTGGTGGTAATTGTCTCATATTTCTGTTTAGTTTTCTCTCAGCATCTCTAGTAGCAGCCTCTAATCTATCTTTAGCTACAGGCATACCATTATACTGATATACTAAAGCATCTTTAGCAGCCTGAATATCAGCAGCATAAGCTTTATTAGATCTTATTACTCTTCTTATTTTACGATCAGCCCACATCTGAGCTAGTCCTATTGTATCAGCTGCAGCATATTCTAACTGCTCCTGAGTAAATGATCTACTCTTTTTACATGCAGCCGTAGCAAAAGATTTTTGCATAGCTTTTTTATCAAAATCATCATGTACATCTATACCTAAATACTCCTCTACTGAGTCCAGGGCATGAGAGTCTAATAATGGATAAGCTGTTTTAGCTGCATAGAATAGATCTTCATATCTGTAAGGGCTTATCTCAATAGTACCTAAATCATAAGAGGCATTGTACCAAACTGTATAACTAGTATTAACTACTTTTTTTAACCAATATAACTCAGGGTATCTAACTACTACAGGTAATTTCCATCCCTCCTGGTACATCTGAAATAAACAGATCTCTAAATATAATCCATGACTCTCAATATCACAAAATAAAGGTTTATTTGGATCTATGTTATCTGTTACTGCTGTTTTGTCTACTAACTCATACTGCATCTTTTTCTCCTTAAATAGCATAATAAGACACTCATAAGAGTGCCCTATATATTATCTTCTTGATCTTCTTGATCTTCTATTAGATCTACTCTCTTCTTTAGGCTCATCATCAGGCTCTAAATCATTATCAAAACCATTAAATGATCCACCCTCAATAGCATCTACAGTCTCTCCCTCATAAGGTACAAAATCTTTGATCTGTACTTTGTTTAAGTATAGAGATACTCCAAACTCAGCTTTTTTACGATTACCTCTCTCCCAAATAACAGCAGTACCAATAGCTCTACCTGTAGATCCATTACCTATAAGTTTACCCTCAGGTAATTTTACTTTTTGTCCTGCAGCATCTAAGATAGCTACCTCAGTATCTTTAATATTACCTTTTTTATCAGTAAATTCTGTTTGAGTTTTGAAAGTAAATCTAATCATACCTGGATCTATAGTATCATCATCCTCAGATGTTCTATAAAATGATCCTGCTCTCTCAGTATTTTTAGGCTCATTCTCTTCTACAAAATCCTCAATTAAATCTATAAACTGATCAGCCTCTTTCTCAGGTACATCTACACAACATTGATAATCATATCCTGTACCCTCAAAATTTTCTTTACCTTGTCCTGTAACCATTACATACATTAGAGTACCAATAGGACTCTGTACATTAATTTTTGCTACCATAATTATTTACCTCTTCTTGATCTTCGTTCTTTTTTAGGAGCTACTTTAGACATTAACTCTTTGAGTTTTTGTGCATATTCTTTATACAGATCTGAGTCCTCTCCTACCTCATCTTTTAACTCTTCTAAACATTCTTTAGCTTCTTCCATGTCTCCATCTTCTAAAGCTGCCTCTAAATCTTCTACTATCTCATCTACTACATCAGTCCCCTCCTCCTCATCTTTATCATCTGCAGGTGCAGCTACAAAAGCAGTACTCCACTCTTTAGCTAGATCAGCATTGATCTCTTTTAACTCAGCTATAAGCTCTTTAAAATCTTTCTCATCTCCATCATCAATAGCAGATTTAATATCCTCTATGATCTCAGCCTCTTCATCTGTAAGCTCAGCATTTTCATCCTCTTCTACTACTACAGTATCAGCAGGAGTCTCTTTCTTTACAGGCTCATTACCTGGTAAACCATCTAAGATCTCTTTAGCATAATCTACATCTTTATCAGATACAGCATCTCCTAGATCCATAATTGCATCAGCGACATCATCATCATTTAAAGCAAACCATTGATCTTTAATCTCTTGTCTCATAGCTCTAAATGCTTTTTTGTCTCCTGATTTTACAATCTCTAAGATCTTATCATCAAGTGTTACCTCTACAGGTTCATCAGCTACAGCATCAGTAGTATATTTACCACCTGGTAGTTTAGTGATCTGCTCCATCATCTTATCAAAACCTGCAAAATAATCTCTTTGTAGAGCTCCTGTAAATCTTGAAGTTTCATTTACTCTATCAGCAGGTATTAACTCAATATTTAAAGTCTCTAAACCTTGTACAGCTCCTTTAAACATATCCTCATTTTTGAAGTTATAAAAAACTCCTGCCTCTACTCTTTGTGGTGCAAATTTAAGTCTATCTAAATCATTAGAAGTCTTAACCATATTTGTGTAATCGTTTAAAAATGCTTTTAAAAACATCTTCATCTCCTCTTATATTAGTTTCTACATCTTGTCTTTGGAGCTAAGTCCTCTCTCAATCTGTAAAAGAATTATTGCATATAGTTTCTTAAACCTTTATTAATCGTTTGATAAACTATAAAGAAATTTTTGATCATCAGGAATAGCTTTAAATAACTTTTTTGCTAGATCCTGGATGTGATAGTGAGCACTCTTAGCTGCTCTTAATTTAATAAAATGCTGTAAACTTTGAGCATTAAACTGTACCTGCATCTTATAAATAAATCCCTGAGGTAATAATAACTTTAGATCATCATTACTAATACTAGGTTGATCTTCTATAAGAGTTTTAATATCTTGTATATGTTGATCAAGTAATATATTAACTAATTTGTTTTTACTATATTCAACTTTAATCTGCTCAGGATCTTGTTTAGTGCAATATCTAGTACTCTTAACTGCATAATCAACTCCTACCTGGTGTCTAGTCCACTCTAATAGAGCTGATGTAGATAGTTCTACTTCAAATACATACTGTACAAACCTAAGCATAGAGGCATGTTTAAACTTATTACATACTCTCTCTATTCTTTCAAGCCCTTTATCATTATCTGTACCATAAGCTCCCTTATCCCAACACATACCTATACCATTATCTACAAATTGTAAAGTAGGTACATTAAGTAATTTAACTTTCAAGGGATCTCCTCTCAGCATCAAGATCTCTATTTTCAGCTGCATCTTTTGTAAATTTCTCAGGGTATCTAACTTTTAACTTATTGATAACTCTCTCAGCCTCAGCATCAAAATCAGTACCTAACTCATCCATAGCAATAGCCACATACCATAATAGATCTCCTAACTCTTCTTTTAAATTAGTAGTATCTAATACCTTACCATAGAATAAACTCTTTTTTAGAGCATCAGTAAACTCAGCAGTTTCAGTTTGCATACCAAATGCTGCATGTATTAGTCTCTCTTTTTTATACATGTTAGCATCATTATCTACTAACATATTAAACTCACTACTCTCAGTCCTCATAGCCTCATCTTTGAAATTTAACATAGTAACCTGCCTCCTCATATACTTTAAATGTTTTTTCTATATCTGCTACTGAATAATCATCAGCAGGGATAACCTTACTTCGCATAGTCTTTAAGTTTATAATTTTAAGACTCATAACTACCTCCTATTTTTTGATGTACTGTAATTGTAGTTTAATAAACCTTTAATAAACCTTTAAGATACTTACTGCTAACATTCTAGTATCTAAAAAATGAAGGAGAATAATATGGCGCGAAAAGAAAAAGGTACTCATGTAAATGTATCCATGAAAAAAGCTGTACATGCAAAAGCTAAGAAGATCCAAGCTGCTGAGAAGTTAGCTACTATATCTGATGCAATAGATAAAGCACTTGATAAATATATGTTAAGCAATAGTTAAGTTAATATGCTTTATAATGATCTCAAAATATTAAGGAGGTCATAATGACAATACAAAATTTTATCTATAATCAAATAGATAGGGGATTTACTCTTAGGAGATTATCTAAACTTTTAGGTGTAAGTCCTGCAGCACTCTCATACCATCTCAATGGTAAAACAAAGCAAGTAAGTTTACAATTAGCAAAATCTATATATGAGAAATTTGATTTTATATTAGATGGATTTCATGAATATGAATTTGGAGACACTTATTTACATAATACTTTAAATACTATGGATATAAAAATTGAAGCTTTAACTAGTGATATAGAAGTTTATAAAGATGAGCTAACAATAGCTAGGGGTAAAATTCAATCATTAAATGATGAAGTGGATGAGGCTTATAGAATTATATCTAATTTAAAAGAGGAGTTAGAGTAATGCTATTCAAATATACAATAAGTAAAACACACTATACAGGTTACAAGTATAAAGAGACTGATAATATAAATATATTATTTGAGGATCTTGCTACTAGATGCTTATCTCCTGTTACTGAATATTTAGACTCAGAACAAGTAAGTGCTGTTACAGGTGCAAAATGGTTGAGTAAAAATCATAGATCTAACCCTACTATAGTAAGTAGAGGTAATTTAAGTATGGTGGATTTTGAGGGTAAACCTGCTAAATTTCAAGAGCTGCTTAGTAAATTTGAAAAAAGGGATCTTTGGTATATGGCAGTTCCAAGTCAATCAAACAAAAGTGATAAGTCAAATGCTAGGTATCACATAGTATATATATTAAGCGATCCTTTTAGTATTAATGCTCCTGCTATGAGAAAACAGGCTCAGGCTTTTTTTGATTATATAGATTATAAGTGGGATGAGCCTGGTAGTGGTATAGACACTAAAGCTACTTTTAACGGATGTGGATATTTTAGTCCATCTTTACCTTTAAATGATGCTAAGAGTAGAGATAATAAAAAAATATCAGATCCTTACTCAGGTTTAGATGATGTATTTAAAGATGCTTATATTAGTAGATTTAAAAAAACTTACACTCCTATAGAACCTGAGAGTATTGCAGCTAATGAGCAATTTACTAATAAAACTATAAGAGGTAAGAAACTAAAAGATATTAATACAAAGGTTATAAAACCGACTCCAAAAGGTTATGTAATGAGTGCAGATACTCATATCATGACAGGTAGTGCTGATAGATTTGTAACCTTTGAAACTCTAGTACAAAGATTAGGAGAAGTACAAGGAGATAATCCTAGGATTAGTGGATTAGGATGTCCTATTTGTAACCCTGATCATACTGAGTTAAAACCCGGTTATGCTTATATGCAATATGATAGTAATGGTAAACCTTATATCTGCTGTACAGGTAATGCCTGTGAGAGTAAACCTTATTTTACTATGGCTGATGGAGATCTAACTGTTTATAAAATTAATAAAGGTGCTGATTATGTTCTGATCCATGAAGAGGATCTTATATTTAGTCATAAAGAAAATGAGATGTATGAGCATAACTCAGATAGTGTAGTAGGAGAGCTTTATAAAAGTGGTCAATCTATATTAGATGATTTTGGTAATGTAAATGTAGAGGCTACAAGGAAAGCTTATTGTATCCAAGCTGATAGATTAGATATTATTAAAAATCCATGGAAAGATAACGGAATGGATTTTAAAACTATGACTTATAACATATCTAAACCTGCTAAGTTTGAACCTAAAGCTGAGGAAGCTAATGAGGTTATATCTGAGGCTATTAAGGTATTTGATAATGATATTAAAATAGGAGACTACCCTGCTCCACTTGTATATCTGAGTTATTACTTATTTCATAAGACTAGGATCATGGCTAGTTTATTCCTGGTTAATCATAAGACAGGTACAGGTAAAACTTTTTGGACTTATGAACTACCTGCATGGTTTCTAGGAGATACTAAAGTAGGTTTAATGGATAGGTCTGCTATGCAAAAGAATTGGGGAGATGTTAAACTAGGTAAGAGATTAGTAGTTTATGAGGATATAGACGGGCTTACTAAGCAGCAAGTAGGAGAGATAGCATCTGATATTAAAACTATGGCTACTGCAGGAGGATCTAATGTAATGTTAGATATTAAGGGTAGAGGTCAAATGAAGTCATACGGATATAACATCTTAGGTACTTCAAATGATGAGAAACAAGTACCTGTAAGTGGGGAGGAAGATAGAAGGATCTATATTAGTGAGGTAAGGCTGTTAGATAGAGCCTCATGGATTAGAGAGAAGTTATCAGGGGATGAGGGGGATAATCATAAAGCAAATGCTATTAATTTCCTATATAAGATCTACAAAGAGATAAGTAAAGATAAAACCCAAGAGGTACAAGATGCTTTATTTTATAGAGTACCTAAAACAACTAAGAAAAAATCTGTAACTGATGCTCAGAGTAATGATGGAATACAGGTTATGAATATTCTAAGAAGATCTCAAAGAGCTAGATCTGCTACAAGTGAAATATCTGATCTTGTATCAAGTGATGTTAATTTACAAGAGGTAAGAGAGGTTATTAATGAGATAGATTTCAAAAATGGAAACATCTCAGGATCTACTCTTAAAAAATTATGGCAGATGATGCCCTCTTTTAACAGTCTTAAAAACTATAATTTTAAAACTATTGGTAAAATTTTTGGATTACATGATCATAAAACAGTAGTTATTCATGGAGATAGAGCTAAAGGTTTTAAGTTTAAATAACCTCTCTATCTCTCCAAGGGCTCTTGCTTGAAAAAGTGAGCAAGGGCTCTATCTCTCCAAGGGCTCTATCTCACTTTTGTATTTTTCCTTATTTTATTACTATTTATACTATAGTAACTAGTTACTTTAACTATAGTAACTTTAATAGTAACTAATAAAGAATATAGTAAATAAAGGATATAGAAGTAGTAGTAACCAAAGTAACCTATAATTTAGTATTTTAGTCAGAAGAGAGTTATTAGTAGTAAAATATATTTTTCTCTTCATAGTATAATAGGGAGTGGTGGTTATCGCGTTACTCGGTTACTTTAGTTTTAGAGGCTCTTATTTACTTATTGACAAACTTACATAAATTAGCTATTATTGAGGCATGAATACATTAAACGAAAAACAGAAAGCATTTTGCCAAGAGTATGTAAAAGATTTTAATGGTACACAGGCTGCAATTAGAGTAGGGTATAGAAAGAGATCTGCAGAAGTACAAGCTAGTAGAATGTTAAGTAATGTTAAGGCACAGCAGTACATAGAGCAGCTTAAACAAGATCTTACTAAAGATACTAAGGTAACAGTAGAGTGGATCGCAGAACAGCTTACAGACATAGCTATACAAGCTGAGAAAGATAGTGATAGGATTAAAGCCTTAGAACTATTAGGTAGATATAAAACTATGTTTACAGATAAGCAAAAAGTAGAACACTCAGGGCAAGTGATCAACAGAGTGATTAAAGTAAACCCCACTAAAAAGGATTAAGATGTTTGGTGTAGATAATGATGGAAAACAAAAAAGATTACTAGGTGTAGGAGATGATGGTATCTACTCAGATGCCTGGGGTAGACAAAAAGTAGTAAGTGACTTTAGTATGTTTCATGGGCTTTTTACTTTTGATGTACCTGATAAGATGTGGATAGAGTATTTTAATGGTGTAGAGCAAGTAAAAACAAATGCTACCTCAGTTAATGGGATGCTAAAGCTAGAATCAAATGGAGGTAGTACCTACTTAATGAGTAAAAGACACCCTAGGTATCAGCCCAACAGAGGTATGTTATATTCAGACTCTCAGATTTTAGAGGGTGCAACTCATACAAATGGTAAACTATATGCTGTAGTAAGAACTACTGTAGATGGTATAACAACAGATAATAAGAAGCTAATACTATTAGATGCTATAGATCCTGCTAAGGGTAACATATACGATATTCAGTCTCAATGGAGAGGAGTAGGTAATATTAAGTTCTTTATAAACCAAAAAGAAGTAGTAACCTTTGACTACCTAGGTAAATTAGATGAGTTATCAGTATCAAATCCTGCACTACCTTTAGGTTTTGAGTGTGAAAACACAGGTGTTATTAGGTTTGGTCAGTTTGCACCTGCTGATGGTATGTTTTTTGAGTGGGTATTTGATGTAGCTCAGGAGACTAGTACAAGATGTGGTTGTGTTGATGTTACTAGTGAGGGCGGATCTAAAGAAAACAGACAGTATCTATCAGTAGCAACTAGCTCAGAGTCAGGATCACAGCCCATAGATGGTTTTAATGATCCTGTAATAGCAATTAGGATACCTAATATGTTTCTAGGTAAGATGAATACTAGAGATTGTATATTAACAAGAGTATCAGGGTACTCAGATCAGAGATCAGTTATGAGGATATGGTATAC